GACGGTTTACAACCCGCGCACATTGACGGTGCCGCTGAAATCGAGAAAAAGGCCGATCATCCGTCGCAAGTCGTAACTGGCATCTTGTAGTACAATAGGCGCATGGCTGTGTACCGTGGCAAGAACGTCGAGTTGAACTCGCCACGCCGTATCCGTAAGGGCGAACCGGGGTACGGACGCAAGAAATCTGTCGTGTACGTCAAGGATGGCGGCAACGTGAAACGGGTCACGTTCGGTGATCCGAACATGAAGATCAAGAAGCAAGACCCTGCTCGCCGCAAGAACTTCCGTGCCCGCCATAACTGTGATAATCCTGGCCCGAAAACGAAGGCACGTTATTGGTCGTGCAAAGCGTGGTGAGCTGATGCCTGCGAAGAAGAAAGCGTTCTGGGATAAGAAAAACCCAGTCAAGAAGCCGTCGAAGTTGACGGACGCCCAGAAGCGTGCCGCTAAGGCGCGCGCGAAGAAGGCCGGTCGCCCGTACCCGAATCTTGTCGACAACGCCGCTATGGCGAGAAAGAAGAAGAAGTGACATGGCGATGTATGGCGGCATGAAGTTCAAGAAGGGTCGCAAGGGCGGCTCCACCCAGTCAAACGGTCCCGGTTCATGGTCGTTCGGCCCTGCCCTGTCCACGAACGAGTCGAACTATAAGGCGAAGAAGCGCCGCAAGTGACCACCGCAGGCCAACTCATTGACCGCGTCGCCGGAGAATTGCTGGCGGGGACGGTGGAGGAACGCAACAAACTTGCGTCCGGTATCGACGCCTCAGCAACGTCGATCACTTTGACGTATTCGTTGCAAGGTGTCCGCGAAGGCGGCGTCTTTGAAATCGGCCAAGAACTGTTCTATGTGTGGACAACGAACAGCACCTCAAAAACCGCTGTTGTTGAACGCGGGTTTGGTGGCACTACTGCGTCAACGCATGATGCGGGTGCGATTGTGACGGTGAACCCTCGATTCCCACGGCATCGTGTGCTGAACCAGTTGAACGCCGACCTTGCCGACCTGTCATCCCCAATGAACGGCCTGTTCCAAATGAAGACGTTGGATGTGTCGTACAACGGCAGCGACCGGATGGTTGATTTGGCTGGTGTCACTAACATCATCGACCTGTACGACGTACGTCTCCGCTATCTGAACGACGACTACCCGGTTATTCGTTCGGTGCGCCTCCTGCGTGACATGCCAACTAGCGACTTCGCGTCAGGCAACGCCCTCGTTTTTGATTCGCCTGTGCGTGCCGGAAGTATCCGTGTCATCTACAAAGCCGCATACGACCAGTTCACCGCCGAATCAGACACCGTCGCATCGGTCGGTGGCAGCGACACGCTGGACGACCTGCTGGCCATTGGGGCGCAGATGCGTCTTGTTGCGCCACGCGAGATCAAACGGAACTTCACCGAATCGCAGGGCGACACCCGTCGTGCGGAAGAAGTGCCGTCGGGCGCGGTCGCGAACTCGATGATCCAGTTGCAGCGTTTGCGTCGTGACCGTATCCAAGCTGAAGCGGCACGGTTGAACCGTCAGCATCCGATCCGTATTCGGAAGTAGGCGACGATGTCGCTGATTACGTTCACCACCGCTTACACGGGTGGCCCAACGTTTTACACGGGTAATCCAGGCAACTCTGATCTTGTCCCCGACATTTTCCCTGTCGCTATCGCGGGTCGTGCGTATGCGTTAGACATGGCATCTGGCCGGTATGCACGCACGTTTGAAGCACGACTGCGTGAATCAAGCGACTTCTCCGATATCCCTGGCGAGGCTGCGATCAACCCTCAAGGTTTGTGGCGTCGAGGACAATCGTCGTGGCATTACGGCATGAACCAGCCGTACGGCGATCTGCCGGATTCGTTCCCGCAACGCTTCTACGATTCGTTAGGTGTTGACGTTTGGACGGACGGCGAAGTGTCGCTGTTGAAAAACACGTTCCTCGCACAAACCGACACCGCGACAAACATGTTCTTAGAGTTGGCTGGCGGCTACTTGTGGTACAGCGCAGATTCCGACATGTACTACACCGACGACCCGTTCGCTGGCACACCGACAGCGATCACGCTCGCAGGGACTATCCGTCATACCGCGTCGGACGGCAAAAACATTTACGCAACTGTTGCCGGTACTGGATCAACACAAGGCATCCGTAAGGTTTCTTCCGCAACTCTGACTTCAACATCACAAAGTTACGGCCATGAGTACGGTGTGAACGCTTTCGTCAAAGGTCGTCACCTGGTCGGTGGTAACTCCACGAACGAACTATGGGTTGACCCGTCTGGGAACAGCCCGCCTGCCGATTACGACTCGTTCCCTGACGATCTCCGCTGGGTTGATTTCGCCGCAGGACAGAACGCGATCTACTGCGCCGCGAATATTGGCGACAAAGCACTCATCTACAAAATCACTATCGCGTCCGACGGCACCCTCGACACTCCGGTTGTTGCAGCGGAACTGCCAAAGGGCGAAACGATCTACTCCATGTCCGCATACCTCGGGTATGTGCTGATCGGCACCAACGAAGGACTCAGGTACGCCACCTCAGATTCCGACGCCAACCTTGTTCTCGGCCCGACTATCTCGTCGCCGAACCCAATCTTGTGCGCCCACGGCTACGACCAGTACGTTTGGGTGGGTTTCACCGATTACACCAGCGAATACACCGGCACAGGCCGTGTTGACCTTGGGCAGCTCGTAGACGCCGGACTCCCAGCACACGCCCCCGACCTCATGTACGCCGGACAAGGCGATGTGTTGGACATCATCACGTTCAATGGTCGCCGCCTGTTCACCGTGTCAGGTGTCGGTGTGGTCGCCGAACATGCGAGCGAACTGATGCCGTCCGGATACGTTGACACGGGTGAGTGGCGGTGGGGCATCCCCGACAACAAATTCCTCGCGTTTTTTGACCTTGATTTTGAACCGTTGAACGGCACCATTGAAGCAGAGTTTGAGTTTGATTCCGGTACGCGCACCTCGTTAGGGACAGCGAACCGGCAGGGCACGACATCGTTCACAATGACTGGTGTTGACGACTCGTTCCGTGAAGCACGTTTCATCGTCACACTCAACCGTGACTCAACCACCTCGTCAGAGGGGCCGGTGCTGTGGCGGTGGCAAGCCCGCGCCGTACCCGCACCAACACGTTCAGAACTGTTCCAAATCCCTATCCTGCTGCACTCACGGCTCTACTGGAAACATCGAGAATACTTCTTCGATGTGGACAACGAGCTGGAATACCTACGCGATCTTATCCACAACCCTCGGATTGTGACGTTCCAGGAGGGTCCGCGTACCTACAAGGTGATCGCGGAGAGTGTAGAATGGGTTCCTGTAGATTCGCCGAATGACAGTTATGTGTTCGATGGCACCGCCACCGTCACGTTGCGGTCGCTAGTGGAGTAAACAATGGCTAAGACTCGTAGAGCATATGAAGGCGCAGGCGCGTCAACGACGTTGAACGGCGCGTTCGCTGCCGGTGCGACGACGTTCTCGATTGCTGCCGCCACCGGCTGGCCGTACGGTTCTGACCCGTTCTTCATCGTTGTTGAGCCTGGTACGTCAAACGAGGAAAAGATTCTTGTGACCCGTGCGAACTCGGGTGATTTGACGTTGACGGTGTCTGGTTCGCGTGGCGCGGACGGCACGACAGATGTGACTCATGCTGACGGGTCGACGGTGTATCCGGTGTTCACAGCGACTGATGCTGATGAGGCGAACGAGTTGGCGTCAACGTGGACAACGAAGGGCGACATTGTTACGCATGGCGCGTCAACGTTTGAGCGTTTGCCTGTCGGCACCGACGGTTACTTGTTGACCGCAGATTCGACCGCGTCTGGTGGCATTTCTTGGGGTGTTATCGACACCGACCAGATTGCTACGAACGCGATTACTGCCGACAAGATCGCAGCGGATTCGGTGACAAGTTCAGAATTAGCGTCCGATTCGGTGGCAGCAACACACATTGTTGACGGCCAAGTCGGGACTAGCGAACTGGCAGCGGGAGCTGTCACCACCGCAAAAATCGCTGATGACGCCGTGACTAACACAAAGATCGCTGCTGGCGCGGTAGACACCACAGAGTTGGCGACTGATGCGGTTACCTCCGCAAAAATCGCCGATAACGCGGTGGGTTCCGCGCAGATCGCTGCTGGCGCGGTAGACACTAGCGAATTGGCTACCGATGCCGTAACCAACGCGAAGATCGCTGCTGCTGCCGTGGGCACTAGCGAGATCGCTAACGATGCTGTGACTAACGCCAAGATTGGTGCTGGCGCGGTGGACACAACAGAACTGGCAGCTGACGCCGTCACCTCCGCAAAAATCGCTGACAACTCAATCAATTCCGAACATTACGTCGACGGTTCAATTGATCGGGTGCATCTAGCGGCTGACATCGTTGACGGCACCAAGATCGCGGATGACTCGATCAATTCGGAACATTATGTTGATGGGTCAATTGACAATGCCCACATCGCCAACAGCACGATCACATCGGCGAAGGTGGACACCAGCAGCATTTTGATAACTGGAAGCACAGACCAGTCGAAATCTGGCAAGTTGACGTTGACTGAGAACTCTATTGGTGCCGACTGGTCAACCTGCCCACTCGTTGTGAACGCCAACAGCGGTGCAGGCATTGCGCTCCGCACAGGCAACTCGGGCACTAGCACAGTTCAGTTGCGTGCCGGTTCAACCGGCGGGACATGGGCTGCTTTGAACGTGACCGGCCCCACGGGCAGCGGCGCAGGTTTGGCGTTCGCCGACATTTACGTCCACGACGTTTACTATTCCGGTTCGTTGACCCCGTCAAGTTCCGAAACAGTCAAGCATGACATCGTGACGTTGGCCGATGGTGCGCTCGCACGGGTCAACACGCTTCGGCCTGTCACGTTCCGCTACAACGACAACCCCGAAAGGCTGCAAGCTGGTTTCATCGCTGAAGAAGTTGACACGGTCATCCCTGTCGCTGTCACCGACCACAACGGTGTCCCCGGTATCGACCCTGTCGCTATCTTGTCGTCCGCTGTCGCAGCCATCCAAGAACTATCCGCGAAGGTTGACAGCCTAGAAGCACGCATCGCTGAACTGGAAGGCTGATCGTGGAGTTTGCGTACGGGTACGGCAAAGTGCGGCTCACCGTCGCAGAAATGGAACAACGCACCAACTGGAACCGTCTCCACCCAGAGTTCCGACGCCGCCTCGTCGCCCTATTCACCACCGCACAAACCGAAGGCACCGACGTAGGACTCGGCGGCGGCTACCGCTCAACCGAACGTCAAAAAGCAATGTTCCTGTCACGCTACGTTGTCGACCCGAACGGCCGCACACGATGGGACGGCAAACGGTGGACAAAGAAACGCGGTGTCGCATCCGCAGCACCCCCCGGTCGCTCATACCACGAACCAACCTGCACCGAAGGCTGGTGCTATGCGGCAGACCTCGTCGGCGATCTCAAATGGGCGAACGCCAACGCACACCGTTTCGACCTGCTGCACTTCGCCAATGTCAACTCAGAACCGTGGCATTTCCAACCCATTGAACTACCCAAGTCACGGTTCCGGTACTCCGGCCAAACCCTAGAAGTGTGGAACCCACCGGCACCACCCAACACATTCACCCCCGACCCCATCAAACACATCACGAAGGACATCGACATGCGCCTCGTCAATCCTGCACGACTGTTCGACTCCCGTTCCAAAGGAGGCCCGTTCAAAGCGGGTGAGACACGCGAAGTCCGAATCGCCGACGTTTCCGCAGCGTTCGTCAACGTCACCGTCGTACCCTACGAACCAGGGTATGTGACGGTGTGGGGTGGCGGCACCATGCCGAACGTGTCCAACGTCAACTATGTTGACGCCCCCATCGCCAACACCTCACTTGTCCCTGTTGAGAACGGGCATGTGAAGGTGTACTCGTCAGGTAAAGCCGACATCATCATCGACCTTCAAGCCACCGCATAGGAGCTGCTATGAACCCCACCAAGATTGCTGCCCGTCTCGCCGCCACCTTCGTCGCAGCGTGCATCCCTAACGGTGCTGTCGGTATCGCCCTCGATGTTGAACTTTGGAAAGCCGCTGTCATGTCCGGCGCGGTCGCAGTTCTCGGTGTTGTGCAGGCTCTCGCCCAGTCGTATCGGGACGGCGACCTCACCATCGAAGAAATCGAACAGGCTTTCGGAGAAAAGTGAGCCTCCAATGCCGGTTTGGCTCACAATCCTGTTAGCCGTACTGGCACCAGGTGGTATCCTTGTCACCCTTATCCAGTTGAAACGTGACAACGCGAGAGATCACGCGGCTAACTCGGTCAAGTTGGACAGGGTTATTGAGGTTTCTGAGGACACTCGGGACCGTCTCAACGACCACATTGACTACCACTTGAAGCACGGTCGCTGAATCCTCGCAAGAGGAAGGCGAGCCATGCCCAAAGACGTATCCCTTGACGCAATCCATTTCTTGACTAGAGTTGTACCCAGAGGCTCTGACGAAGCGCAGCGTCTCTGCCACATCATCAAGATATTGGAGGGATACGGTGGGATTAGCGGACGATCTGAGACAGATACCGGAACCACATCCGGTGGTGCGGTGCGGGGTTTACTGCCTGCGTGAAACGCTTGCGGAAACCGACCCAGAAGGGTTGAAGGTTTTCAATGACACGCTCAATGCTGTTGTCGCGCTTCCCGGTGATAAACGTAAGAACGGCCAATCTGGTCTGACCATAAAATGGTTGGCGTCGGTGCTACAGGCGAACGGTCACAACATCTCCAAATCGACGTTGCAACGTCACGCTAAAGGGTGGTGTACTTGTGGGGTTGTCTGAGGACATGAAGGCTGGCCCGCCGCCCGCGAAGAAAGAGGTGTTGGGCAAGATCGCGCACCTGTTGGAACGCAACGGTATCGACATTGACGAGGTCGGCAAAGTCAGCCGCGTCAGCCTCTGGCAAGGGTTCTACAAGGATGATGAGGGGGAGGCGCATACGGTCGACATGGCCGGTCTGTCGTTCTCACCGGCTTGGGAGGACGGACCAGAGTGGAATCCGGTGTCTCAAGCACCGCCCGTCAAATGCTCTGTAAGGCCGCTGAAAGGCGTTGTACGCCCCGACGGGTACAAAACCGCTGTGATTGTGCCTGACGTTCAGATCGGCTATTACAGGGCTGCTGACGGTGAACTTGTTCCGACGCATGACGAGGCTGCGGTGTCGCTGTGCCTGTCGGTTATGCGTGATATCAACCCTGATATCGTCGTCCTTGTCGGCGACAACCTTGACCTACCGGAGTTGGGCAAGTACCGCACAAGCCCAGCGTTCACTCTCACCACCCAAGCGTCCATTGACAGGGCTGCTGTATTCGCTGCCGAACTACGCGCCTGCGCCCCTAACGCAGAAATCGTGTGGTTGGCCGGTAATCACGAAGAAAGGTTGGTCAACTATGTCCTCGACAATGCTAAAGCTGCGTTCGGTATCCGTCGCGGTAACACTCCAGATAGTTGGCCTGTTATTAGTGTTCCTTACCTGTGCCGTTTTGACGATCATGGCGTCCAGTATCTACCTGGCTACCCGGCATCCTCTTATTGGATCAACCACAAACTCAAAGTCATCCACGGTAACCGTGTCAAATCGAACGGGTCGACAGCCCATCAGTATCTCAACGGCGAGGCTAAAGTCTCTGTTATCTACGGTCATATCCATCGCCGTGAGTGGGCAGAGAAAACCCGTGAGGATTGGGATGGCCCCAAGACGATCCTTGCGGCGTCGCCTGGAACCCTTGCCCGAACGGACGGAGCGGTCCCTTCGACGCGCGGCGGGATTGACCTCGACGGTCGCCCTCTAACCGTTGTTGAGGATTGGCAGCAAGGGTTTGCTGTCGTGACGTTTGAGGAGGGTGACGGCCAGTTCTGGTACGAACAAATCCCGATTCACGGGGGGCAGACCTTCTGGCGTGGCAAACTATATGACTATGGCCCCACCAAAGAGCAGTAACCCTAAACGGTCAGCGCAGTACTACCGCAAAAACGCGGAAGCCCGCCGTAAGAAGGCTGAGTACGACACCAAGTTCCAGTCGAAACCGTCGCAGAAGAAAGCGAAACGGGAACGCGCCAAGTTCCGGCGTGACAAGGGCATCATGGGCAAAGGCGGCAAGGATGCGTCGCACACTAAGTCTGGTGGCATGGTGTTGGAGAACGCATCGAAGAATCGTGCGCGTAACCGGGGAAAGAAATGACCGATCCGGTGTACGAGTGTGTGCGTTGCGGTGCCATCGTTGTCGGTGGCCGCAAGTGCAGCGCGTGTGGTGGCAAACTGATCCCGTATGAGCCGTTCTAATGGGTGAGGTGTACGACAGCGACGACGAAACATGGCCTATCGTCGTGTGCCAATGGCGTGACGCCGCGTCCGGTGGCGAGGGCGGCTGGGTCGACACCGCCACCTACGATCCGAAAGAAACGCATGTGTTGACGGTCGGCTGGGTATGGCCGAAATGCTTAGACGGGCACATGACCATCGTGTCATCTGTTATCGGCATCCCGAACAACCCTGACACGGTCGGCGAGATCACCCACATCCCGCTGGAAAACGTGTGTTCCGTGTACTCCCTCGCAGCCCATCTGCCCGTGAACTGGTTCGACGAAAACTTTTAGTCTTGACAGAGTGTCACACCCTCCTGTAATACTTAGGTCAGTCACCTAACAAGGAGGAACAATGGGCACAGTCCCGAAACCACCACACGGCAGCATCGAATGGCTGCAACTCCGTCACACCGACGAGTTCGGACAACCCCGCGTCTCGGCATCAGAAGCCGCAGCGGTTCACGGCGAACACCGTTTCAAAACGAAGTGGGCACTCGCCGCTGAGAAGCTGCTGCCGGAACCAATCCCCACGGAAACAACTCGTGCGATGGAACGCGGCAACCGGCTGGAAAACGCCGTCATCGCATGGCTCGCCGCTGACATCGGTCAGCACATTGAATACCCGGATGTGATGTACACGTACGACGAGGGCGGTGCGTCGATGATCGCCACCCTCGACGGGTACATCGGCGACAACAAGTTCCTGCCGGACAGCATTGTTGAGATCAAAACGTACAACCGTGAGTTTGACCCTGACGGAGACTACGGCGAAGGGTACGGCCCGCTGCCTGCTTATTGGCATTGGCAAGGTGTGCAGCAGTCGATGTGCGCCAACACCGACCATGTCATCTGGGGCGTACTGGACAGCACCCTCGATTTGAAGATTTACCATCAGTTTGTCAGCGACAACGACCGCAAAGTTCACAGGGCTGCTGTCGCCGACTTCTGCCGTTACCTGTCCGTCGGCCTCATCCCCGACGAATGGGAACGCTCATACGACGACATGTCAAAGATGCAGCCGGTGCGCGACGAAAGCCGCGAACTCGATGATGTTGCTGCGCTAATCGCCCAGCTCCGCGAGGTGCAGGCAGACAAACGTGAACTCTCTGAGCGAGAGGATGAAATCAAAGCAATTTTGGCAACAGAGTTACATGGTGCTACAGTCGGCACCGTGGGAGGCCAGGAGGTGGTCACATGGAAGCAACAATCGCGGACCTCGTTCGACGCGAAGTCGTTCGCCTCCGACCACCCGGACCTGCACAAGCAATACACCAAGAGCAGCACCTACAGGGTGATGCGTCTCAAAGGAGGGAAATGATGAGCGACAAACTGGCAACAGTTTTCGACAAGTACGGGTCGCCTGACCCGAAGTACATCGAACGTCTGCCGAAGGGCGGCACAACGCTGGACTTCATTGGGCACGCCCGCATCACACAATGGCTGCTGGAGATCGACCCGCTGTGGACGATTGAACCAGTCGCGTTTGATGAGGCCGGTCTTCCAGCCCGCGTCAAGCACGGCAACATGGTGCAGGCAGGGTTCTGGATGACCCTGTGCGGACACCGCCGGTACTGTGTCGGCTCCGTCGAAGAACGCAAAGCAGACATCGGTAAAGAACTGATTTCCGACGGTATAAGGAACGGCGCGATGAGGTTTGGGCTGGCCTTAGAATTATGGTCAAAGCTTCCGTTGGGTGATGACCCCGAACCGGCACCCGCCAAAAAGATTATTGCTGCGAAAAAGACAGCAAAGAAAACCGCTGAACCTGCCCCCGTAGCGGACAACCAGACAGTCGACCCCGCAGCAATCGGCAAGTTCAAAGCGGCCTGTGACCTCGCGGGATTGTCACAGGACGAAGTCGCCCGTCACGCAGGCGTCAACCTCAACAACGTCACCGTGAGTGACATGGACGCCCTCCGGGCATCATTCAAAACTCTGAAGGAGCAACTGGCATGAACACCATCACCGTCATCGGAAACCTCGGGCGTGACCCCGAACTCAAATACGCTGCGTCCGGCACCGCCGTACTGAAGTTCAGCGTGGCTGACACCCGCAACAAAGGCGACGAGAAAATCACCCAATGGTGGAACGTCACCTGCTTCGGCGACCTCGCAGAAAACGTCGCAGCAAGCATCTCCAAAGGCACCCGCGTCCAAGTGATGGGCAAGGTGCAGCGAGAGAAGTACACCGACAAGGAAGGTGTCGAACGTGAACGTGTCGAGGTACTGGCCGACGACGTTGGCATCTCGCTCCGTTGGCAACCCGCCGGTGAAGCAGCACCCAGCCGGGAATCGTTTTTGAAGGGCGCAACCGTCGTCCAAGACCCAATGGAGGAACCGTTCTGATGTTCCGCAAACTCTACCTCCAACCGGCACACCACCGGACACACCGTTCCTGCGTACAAATCTCCAGCGTATGCGTCCACTACGCCCGCGAAACGTACCGGATCATGCGAGAAAGCGGTGTCGACAAATGGGACGCACGAACCTGCATATTCCTGCTCACCCACGGCGGGCAACTCACGCAACGGTATCTTGACGCGACAGCAAACATCCCGAAAGAGGCCGTCGGAGCTTTCTAATGGCCGTCAAGAAACAAGAATGGGTGTGCCACCAATGCGGCCAAACACTCACCACCTACCGCCCAATCATTGGGCAACCCGTCCACACCTGCAAAGCC